CCTACATTAAATCAAAAATGGGATAAAAAACTGGTCGTAGACCTGTGTACAGTGAGACGGTCTGACTCTTAAAGTTGTAACCTACATCTAGCGCAATCCGCACTAGTTCAGTTAAAAGCTAGAAGAGCAGATTACGCTCATGATAGAAATTCTCTACCACACGTGACGGCCACCATCACGGTTACTCATACAAACACCATCGAATGTATGATTATTTTACTCATAATTACAATATATAATTATTAAAAGGGACTTCAGGGAATGAGTTTATAAAAACCCGAAGTTTATTGTTACCGCATGCCTACACCTACACAGATTCATTTACTGCGTAGTTGTATACAATTGGCGCACCGGACCAAAAGAACAAAGAAAAGTCCTCTCCGGTAGCAACGTATTCGTCGAATGTCGTGGTCGTACTCAAATCGAATTGACCCGCATCGACTTCATAGGATGTTACACCATGCTGATAAGAGTTACCTGGTAACGAATCGGCAGAGATAATCCTCGAGGAACGGAAACGTGCATCCTGGTAAAAGGGAAACTCTACTTCAATGGTGTTATTAATACCAATATTAGTAGTAGTCGACCCACCCAAGGAAAACTGATTCCAGCGACTCGAGAGAGTTTTCTCTAGCGTCTGATTACTGTCAGTAAATGGCTTATCTATGTCAGTTCGATTATTAGTCCCGGAAAAGGGATAATTATTGACATAAGGTTGCAGCAATCCTGGCGAATCATTCTTATGGTACACAAACTTGCGTCGCAAACCGCCTCTCCAACCAGCATAGCACGGGGCCATGAAGTTAAGAGGAGTTGTCTGAACGCAATTCAATCTAGTAGTGCCATCAACATCTGAAGTATGAATACCTTCAGGATCCCAACCGGAGTAAAAAGGAAAAATCTTCCTCCGATAATTGGAAAACCGATAAGTATTATTAGTGTCAGGTGGATCAGGTATAGTAGTTTGAAGTTTAATGTATCGTTTAAAAATATCACGCAAGGACACTGGTACATCACCATAGAACACTTCGAAAGTGTGATCAGCAGGAGAACCTTCCTCAGCAATAGTTTGTAGCTGAGAGGCACCCATAGGCATATCACTTGATCCTTGCATTCCTGACTGCGAAACAAGAAGTCCCGGATTCGTTTGTTCGGAGAACTGTTGAAGAACGGGATTCTGCTGCGGAAAGTAATGCAGGTTGCGAAGTTTGTCGGGAGAGGGAAATGCAAATTTAGCATCATCACACATACTCACGAACACGTTTACTGTGATGTCCGAATCAACGGACGGACTGACGAGAGAGTTAAGAACATTCAACTCAAGCACGCCATTGAATCGCTGGTTGGAGTCAGTGGTTAACCTTGTGGTTCCAAAATTGACTACATTAGTGTTCATTTGAGGAGCACACGAAAGGAAAGGATCGGATTGACCCCACCCAACGATGATCTCAAAATCTTCTTCACCAGAAATATCAATGACACGCGAGTAGTTCTCATTATACTCGATCGAGGATGAGTGACTACGAGGGTCATATCTCACAAGCATCTTACCTTTATGGTACTGAGACTTGACAATTTGGAAGCGAAATTTAAGGCTTCCTTGCCAGTCTTGGAACATCTGGGCAAGCATTGACATGGGAGTAGGATGACACTCTGTATTATTCACTGCGAAAAGATTAGGAGTTACATACGAATTCCAAAGGAGATCATCAACAGAGTTTCCCGTGGACCATGTAAAAGAAGTCAAGTAAGACTCCCTACATGCAATATCCGTAATTCCCATCTGATCGACACCATCCAAACCGACAGTCCGAGAATCAATGGTCAATTCCTGCTTAGAATCAAGCGTAAGTTTGTGTACAGCGTCAGCTGCATCAACATTGGCAAGATTTCCAGTAGGATTAGGCTTGAATGGCTCAACATCGGAAATGACTGCAGGACGACTAAATCCAAAAATTGCAGCAACTTTTCCGACTCTATCGGCTATCATGCTTGTTGCGCGAGCGTAGGGTGCTATCATTGGAATTTGCTCCAAAACACCTGCAGCTTTAGCAATTACAGCAGCCGGCTTTGAGATAATGCCTTGACCATATTCATCACCACTATTCAAAGTACTAGAATTTCCTTTGCCTTTGGTCCGTTTGCTGTTGTTTCC